ACTTTACTCAGAAGATTTAAAACAATGACAGATTTAGATTATACAATTACAAAGAACAAATTAGAAATATTGCTTTTAAAAGCACAAGAAGGTTTAAAAGTAGGTAAGGTTACACAAAGCAAATTAGATGCGGTAGAAACGTTGCAAGATAGTTTAAAATGTATGTTGGAGCTGAGGTTAATGGTTGATGAAATGAAAAACAAACAAACATTATTAACAATGCAAAATGTAAAAGCATACAAAGAAACTGCTGAACTAAAGAAAAAATTTAATACATTTAAAAAATGAAAACTATATTATTAATGTTAATCACATCACACATAACCAGTTTTATCTCTGGTGCTTTAATTGTTGTAATAATAAAAAGATATTTTGAAAAGTAAAAAGAGAACATTAAATGAATACAGACAAACAAAGGACTCACACTATCGTGGTGATGATTCTCCTATTGAGTACAACATTGCTTTGTTGTGTAGAATATATTCTAATGATACAGAGCTTGGAGCAATAATTAGAAAACATTTTCAAAAGATATGAGTTTAAACGCAAATCAGAAAGGTAAAAGATTTGAGCTTCGAATCGCGAAAGATTTAGCAAAGAAGTTTGATACTAATATAAGAAGAACACCAAACTCTGGAGGACTAAGTATTAAAGGAGATATTCTAACAACAAGTGGTATATTATCTGAATACAGCTGGGAATGTAAGAACCAAGAGAAACTTAATATCTGGAAAGCATTAGAACAAAGTGAAGGAGATGCAAGAGGCACACTAAAAACACCAGTAGTAGTATTTACTAAGAACTTTGAAAAAGATTACATTGCTTTAAAATACGATGATTTTGTAAATATACTTCTTGAATTAGATGAGTACAGAAGTAAATAATATATTACACATCTTAGTAAAAGATGAAAAAACTTGGTTAAGTATGGCTGAGGAAATAAGCAGCAATAGTAAAATACCAGCAAAAGATTTATTACACGACTTCTACATAGCTTTACATAGCAAAATAGATAGTAAAAAAGTAAAAATTAACGATATTCTATATAACGATTCTTTAAATAAAGCGTTTATATATAAGATGATGCATAATATTTTTATTGATACAATTAGAACTGATAAAGATTTACTAATTGATAAAGACCTTAAAAACATTATAGAAGCAGATAATACTAAGTATGTAGATATAGAAAAAGTAGTAGATGATATAGTTAACGAGTTTTACTGGTTTGATAGAAAGTTATTTAATTTATATAGAAAGAAATTCCACAGTATTAGAAAACTATCTGCAGCAACTAACATATCACACGTAGTTGTATGGAGAACTATAAACAATTGTATTAAAGAAATTAAAAAAAAAATTAATGAAGAGTAAAGGCTTAGGCGATACAGTAGAAAAGATTACAAAAGCCACAGGTATAAAACAAGCTACTGATTGGATATTTGACAAGATAGGTAAAGATTGCGGATGTGATACAAGGAAAGAAAAGTTAAATAAAATGTTTCCTTACAAAAATGTAGAATGTTTAAATGAAGATGAATATGTATATCTAAAAGGATTCTTTAATCAACAAAAGAATGTAGTAAATGCAAGCGAACAAAAAGGATTGCTAATAATACACAATAGAGTATTTGGAACCAACAAAGAGCAATCAAGTTGTGGTAGTTGCGTTAAAGGTTTAGTAGATACTATGAGAAGATTATATAATGAATATGAATACGAAAGAGAAAGTAAAAGCAATTGAAAAAAAGCTATTAATGTTTTTAAACAAATACAGCATAAATACAACAGTAAATGTCAAAAGAAGATATAGTAAAACATCAATGGACAAAAGGTCAGAGCGGTAATCCAAAAGGTAAACCAAAAGGAGCTAAAAATAGAAGCACAATTCTCAAAGAATTAGCAGAGCTTAGAACAAAAGGAATTCATCCAGTTACTGGTGAAGAAGTTTGGATGACTAATGAATATAGAATGGCTATGGCTGTTATAGAAAAGGTTATAGAGAAAGGAGACCATCAAGCACTTAATATGGTATTAGATAGCATCTATGGTAAGCAAAAAGATTCTGTTGATATACACACTTCAGAAGAAGTAAACCACGATTTTAGAAATATCATTGCACGGATTAAAGCTCAATAAAAAGTATTTAGTATTAGATGAATCTTTTGCAAGATACTTTATTGTAACTGGTGGTAGAGGTTCAGGTAAATCATTTGCTGTTAACTCTGTACTATTACTATTAACCTATCAAGCTGGACATACTATATTATTTACAAGATATACGCTAAGAGCAGCCAGTATTAGTATCATACCTGAATTTATAGAAAAGTTAGAACTGCTTGGAGTTATTGACCGCTTCAAAATAACTAAAGATGAAATAATAAATACTGGCAATGGCAGTAAGATAATATTTCGTGGTATTAAAACAAGCTCAGGCGACCAGACTGCAAATCTTAAATCATTAACTGGTATTACTACTTGGGTAATGGATGAGGCAGAAGAATTAAATGATGAGGATATATTTGATAAAATAGATTTAAGTGTTCGTAATAAAATACAAGAGAATAGAGTTATATTAATATTGAATCCAACAACCAAAGAACATTTTATTTATAAGAGATGGTTTGAAGATAGAGGTGTTTCTGCTGGTAGTAACATAACTAAAGAAGATACAACATATATACACACAACATATTTAGATAACATAGATAACCTTTCAGAAAGTTATATTAAGCAGATTGAAACAATGAAGGTTAGACGACCAAACAGATACAAGCATACAATAGAAGGTGCTTGGCTGGACAAAGCTGAGGGTGTTATATTTACTGATTGGACTATTGGAGAATTTAAGCAAGTAGGTAAAGTTGTTTATGGACAAGATTATGGATTTAGCAATGACCCCTCAACATTAGTTAAAACAAGCATAGACAAAGAGAATAAAGTTATCTATATACAACTATGCTTTTACCAAACTAAATTAACCACAAGCGAGATATTACAATTGAATAAAAAGTTTGCAGCAGATAATTTAATAGTAGGTGATTCAGCAGAACCAAGATTAATTACAGAACTAAGCAGAGATTGCAATGTTGTGCCTGCTATCAAAGGACAAGGTAGTATTACGTTTGGAATTAGTTTATTACAAGATTATGATTTAGTAATTACTGAAGATAGTACAGAATTAATTAAAGAGTTAAATAATTACTGTTGGTTAGAGAAGAAAAGCCAAACACCAGTAGATAATTTTAATCACGCTATTGATGCGTTGAGGTATGCAGTTAGCTACCAATTACAGAATCCAAACTTAGGAGAATATCACATTTATTGAAGCCACGCTTAAGCCACCCTCAAGCATTTAGATAAGATAAGAAAAGATAAGATATATAAGAAAATTTTTGTATATTCGAGTAATTAAAAATACTAAGAGCCAGCCGAGTTATCTTAGCGTAAGTGCTCAAATAATTAGAAGCTACTGTAATAGGTAGCTTTTTTTTTATTATATTTAATTATAAATAATAAACAACTTTCTGAATACGTTTAGTAAAGTCTTGATTTAAAATTTATGTTTTGGTTTAAAGTAGGTAGTCGGCACAAGAGCGTTACCTACTTTTTTTTATATTTGTATATAACGATTCACTAATTTAAACGTTTATATATAAAATGAAGTTAACTATTAACATACCAGAAACTCTTAATGAGGTTACTTTAAAGCAATACCAAAAGTGGTTAAAGATTGCTGAGGGTAAAGAACTGGATTCGTTTCTACAACAAAAGATGGTAGAAATATTTTGTAATATACCACTTAAGAATGTATTACAAATAAAAGCTACTGATATCAACAACATCTGCGAAGAACTATCAAAGCTATTTAATAACGAACCTAAGTTTATAGATAGGTTTACTTTAAACGATAAAGAGTTTGGATTCATACCAAAGCTGGATGATATATCATTTGGTGAATATGTAGATTTAGATACTTACTTAGCTGATTGGGATTTAATGAACAAAGCAATAGGTGTTTTATATAGACCAATAACTTACAAGAAGAAGAAACAGTATTTAATAGAAGATTATGATAGTGCTGAAAAATACGATATGTCAGAAGTAACTTTAGATATTGTATTTGGTTCTCTTGTTTTTTTTTACAGTTTAAAGAACGAATTACAGAAAACTATCCTGAACTATTTAGCAACGCAACAGGAGATAGAGCTTCCACAGCATCTGCGGGATTCTCTGCAAAATGGGGGTGGTATCAATC